CTGGGTCTTGCGAAACATAAATATAATCACCTACATCAAAATTTGGTTCTGGTCCATTAGTCGCACCAATAAAACCTATATAAGCAGTTGCGCCTACTAATTGATAAACATTATCATAAAATTCCCACTCTTCTCTAAACTCATCATAAAAATCTACTGAATAAGTAGCAAAGGAGTTAGTTGCTACACTCCATGCTGTTAAACCTGGGTTAAAATCATAACTAACTCTATTTTCTAAATGCTTATGAAGGTCTACAATAATATAACCTTCTGGATTTACAGGACTTTTCATTCTTGTAACATTTACTCCTCTACACCAAATATCAGTTACTAACTGATAATTACTTAAAGATTGTCTTGATGATGTAGCAACTATTACTACCTGATTATATGTTGGCATTAGTTCTTGTGGAACTACTCTTAAAGTTAAACTCATATATTATTATATCTTTATTGTTAAATATAGTTGGTCTCTAATTGTCTTTAAGCAGTTGATGAGACCTTAACCTGTTCTGATGGGTTCATTTTTAAACTACGAGCCATCGTGTGTGCTAAACCTTTCGCTGTTAATTCTTCAATTGCTTTAATAAAATCTTCGTGGTTTGTAAATTCTTCCGTTAAGAACCAAGGATTTTTAATTCTACTTGTTCCAGTATCTAAATATTGATAATATTTAACGACCTCCATATCTATATGTAATTCACTACCTTTTACTTTTATAACTGGTTTTATTCTATTTCTTAAATCACCTGTGTTTTGATTTAAAACTCTGGCAGGTCCTTTCACACCGTCAATTGTTGTTCCGCCTCTTTTAGTATCAATAACTTCTTGTAATAATTGTTTTAACTTTTTATCACATCTTTTAATAGCACTTGGTGGATATTTAATCTTAGCCATATATTTTTATTATTTTAATTTTCCTACTTTCTTTTCTAAAAAATTGAAATGCCGTTATATGTTCGTATATTTCACCTGTTTTAACTAAAAATTGTAAATCATTTATATTCACCTTAAACTACCACCTTTTTCATATCTTATATTAGACATTACTAATTTATCGTAAACAGCAGCACCTACTGATGGTGTTTTTCCAACATACCACTCACCCCATCTATTTTCACCTTCTGTTCTACAAACTCCATTACCATCCATAATATCTCTAAATAAACTAAAATCAACATTAAAATAAGTATAGATAGATTTATCGTTAAATTGTAAAACAAGTTCTCTTGTTTCGTCATTATACATTATCTTAGCAACATTAGCACTATTCGGTGTATTTCTCCACTTTTTAAAAGATAGATATTTCTTTCTTCTAATTTTTCTTATGTCTGATAAATTTTCACTGGTCCAATAACTATAACACATAGCCACTGCTTGTTCTTGTGGAAATCCATTTTCAACTTCCATAGGAACGCATCTACCTAAAAACTCACTTTTAGTTTCACCTTTTTTCTTCTTTATTGGCATATAATTCTAATTGTTTTTTTTCTAATCTTTTTCTTTTAGAGTATTCTCTTTGATATTTATTCCAAGTTTCTCTATTTTTCTTTTTCCACTCTCTGGCATATTCATCCATGTCATCTTTATTATTCTTGTAATATTCTTTTGAGTATTCTTTATTCATATTCCTAATTTATTTTTTAAATATCTGTAATCGGTGATATACAAGGATTTTCTAACGCAGCTCTTAATCTAATCTGTGCTTGATGTCCGTTCACATCACCTGTATCTTCATGAAAAAACGGTTCTATTTCAATATCATCTAATAAAGTAAAGTCACCAAATAATCCTAAACTATTTTCACTTATAACATTTATCATATCAACTAAAATTGTAAAGGTGTCTGATGAAATATCTAAACCATTATTAGAGTTTTCACCATAAGCCATATAAACATTTTCCTGATTATTCACTTTATCACCAACTCTTAAAATAAAGTTATATTCAATAGCTCTATATTTATTAATCTCTGTAAAATTTACATTATGCGAAACATCATTCTGTATCCATAGATAAGGATAATATTTTATATCATCAATAATATCATAAAGAGGACCAGCACCAAAAGCATTACAACGAGGGTCCGCATCGGCAAGTGATTTAAATCTACTTACTATATTAGCAATTGTTATAGCCATATTCTTCTATTTTTTTTATCGCCTCAGCTTCTGTTGTGAATGTTCCAAGGTGTATTCTATTTTTATTTATTGTCAGTCGACAAATCCACTTATTCTTTGACTTACAAAAGTGAACTCCTCTATAACTTGTGTTAAAACTCCTATCTTTGGTATTATTTATTTTATAGGTGGTATATTGTAGATTTTCTAACTTATTATTTAATGAGTTATTATCAATATGGTCTATAACATATTCAGCCGGTCTTTTTCCTAAAAAGTTCTCAGCAACTAATTTGTGTATTGTATATGTTTTTCTTTTAATTGTTACTTGTTGATATTTTATACCTAATTGGTTTTTTATAATTCCTCTTTTTGACATAACTCTACCATAGCTACTAATTTTGTATCCGCTCAGACCATCTATATCTTTCCAAATCTCCATTTTTATTTTTATTTTTTCTTTCTTGTTGCCTCTACATGTTTATCTCTTTGATGAAACATACTTAGCCAATTTAAACAAGCAATATAATTCATTTCATAAACCTTTTCAGGCGTTAAATTCAATTCTTTAACCAACTTATGCACCATTAGATGCCACTGCCACTTTTTATAGTCAAAACTACCAGTGTCGGGTCCTGCTGGTTTTGTGTCTTCTACTGATTTTCTTTTACCAAAATAACCTTCATAGTTATAGAAAACACTTTCCCTCCATTTTAAAAAAAATCTTTTAAATCATTAACATCAGCAACATTTAGATTTCTTTTAAATTTATCTCTTAGTAATTCATACTCTTCAGCAACAAAAGGTCCTGGAACTTTTACCACCTTACCACTTTTATTAATTACTTTTGCTTTTCTAATTAAAATAGGTAAGATATTAATTAGTAGATTACTTGGTGATGAATTACCTATCATTAATTCAAGCGAAACCATATCACCCATCTCTAAACTATTTAAATCTTTTATTACTAAATATTCTTCACCATCAATATTAAATTTCTTTTTACTTTTCGTAGTAATCTGTTGTTGCGACCATTCGCACGCTGTTGCTAATTCTTCAAATGATTTCTTACTCATTTTACTTAATTGTTCTTTCGGCGCAGAAGTCAATATAGACAACATCTCAATTGAGAATTGATAGCGACTTTGAAACTCGGAAAAAATAGAAGTTAAATCTACTATTTTTTCAAACATCTCTAAATTCACCTCTTCCCAACTTTGCGGCATATTATATTCTTTGCCCTCTAATTCTATTATTATCATTAATCCTTTTTATTTTTTTATATAAATATATTTTATTAAACTTTGTCTGCGTTTTCAAGCCACCACGCCTTTAATCTTCTAAACATAGATTGGACGGCTGGGTCGCAAGTCATACAATATTTAGCACCTGGGTCAATATACTTTTGTATAAGGTCTTGTGCTATATGCTTATCTACCATCTTAGCGGATGTTAAAGTATTTAATCTCTCAAATTCTTTTCTGTCTATCTCGTTCATGCCATTTACTATTTTTTTTTATCTCTTTTATTTCAAAAAGTTCAGCTGCTTCATTTCTATTACAAATATAGCCGACTACTTTACCATCATCACCTAAACCATCTTTTCGCCAAAAAAGGTCTGGTCTAAATCTAATTGCCTCTTTTAATTCTTTACTCTTAATTATATATATTAATTCCCACTCTGGATAAAAGTATATAAAGTAATCAGCTTTTGTAACCATTATACCACTTGGTTTATTAGAGCAACTAACTTCAATTATCATATTATTAGTAATCCAATTAAACTTTTCCCATCTGTCTGTCTTTACCTCTATTGTTTTTATAAAGCCATCTTTTTCTGCTTTAATATCCCAAGTATTATCTTGTCTTCTTTCTAATATGTTATAACCTTTACTAATTAAAAATTCACATATTAAATCTTCCGCGAACTCACCATCACTAAGGTCGCGATTAAATTTTCCTCTATTCATAAATCAATTTATTTTTTAAACTATTGTTATGAAGCGAGTGGTTATAAAACCATTCTACGCGTGTTAGATACGCCTGTCATGTAGAATTCAGCTCGCTTCATAGTAGGGGAATAATAAAACCTACCCAATAGTATATTATAATTCTGTATCACCTCTAAACCATTTCATTTCAATTCTTTTTACAATATCTATACTTAAAGCAATTAAACAAGCTAAGAATAAATTACCACTTAATATTAAACTAAACCATAAACTAAAACATTTACTACAAGATAATAAATAAACAAATAATGATTTTAAGACGCTAAGCCACTTTATTTTACTTACGACAATAGTATCTATCAACTCGCTAATAAAGCCAGCCAAATCACTTAAAACATAGCAAATAATAAATAATTTTAAACCTAATATAATCATATTTACTTCCTTTTTTTATCTATGAACTCTCTATATTCTTCATAGGCTTCTATTCTCGCCTCAGCAATCTTAAAGTAATCTTCATCCATTTCCATACCTACAAATCTAAAACCTTCTAATAAAGCAGCGATACCTGTTGAACCTGAACCCATAAACGGGTCTAAAACTATACCACCTTCTGGTGTTATTAAACGACATAGATAAGTCATTAGGTTGATTGGTTTAAGTGTTGGGTGAGTATTCTTACTTTTCATAAGTTCTATCTTACTTGTAGGATTTCCGTCTTTATCTATTCTATATCTATTATCTTTTGATACTTCACTTCCATGTCTAAAATCTCTAACCTCAACCTCCTCAAATCCATCTAACCCCAAGTTTCTTTCTTTCTTACTTACCTTCGCAACATAAAAGAAGCGTGAGGCACCACCTCCATTATCAGCAGGCCACCTACCTTCAACATCAACACTCAATTTTGATTGGTGTATAGGGCTTCCTCCTTTTATACCTGTTCTGCCTTTACTTGGTTTTGATATACCACTTTGCTCGTCTAACAACTCACCAGCAATCTCATCTAATATGATGTTGGCTGGAAATCTGCCTTCTGGATTACTAACCATAATTTTATTCTTATGACCTGTTGCTGGTTTAGTATCACCATCATAATTATGATACATAACACCACTTTGTTTTCCTTCTATGACCTCATTCTGTCCTGTTCCATAAGCACCTTCTATACGACAACCATCTATATTAATACCACCAGTTCCCCACTTCAAGACATTTTCAGCAACTGACTTCTCACTTAAAGGTTTTCTTGCTACACAGATAGGTTCATTTGCTGGTTTTAAAGCAGTTCCCCAACCTTCATAAGGTGAGGTGCCTTTTGTTATTTTATATTCTTTTCTTGTAGTCTCATCGCCACTAAAAACATAATCACTATCTCTTTTGTATAGTTCGGTTTTTAACTCATCAACCTCTCTTTCATTACCTTGTAATTTATCAACAGCCTTACCGATGTTATGACTTTTCGGAAAACCTGAACCATACAACCACATAATCTGGTCTCTAATCTCAAAACCAGCATCTTCGATATTCACAACCATTCTGTGATATGTTCTTGTGCCACCGAATGATAAGATATGACCTCCTGGTTTTAGAACTCTATAAACCTCTTTCCAGAACTCTACAGATGGAACATCATAGTCCCACTTCTTATTCATAAATGATAAACCATATGGTGGGTCAGACACTATACTATCAATAGAATTATCTGGTAATTTTTTAAGCAACTCTATATTGTTGCCTTTCATTAATTTAATTTTCTTCATAATTAATCCTTATATTTTTTTAAGCCAACGCTTTATCTTTTCTATTGACCTTTGATGTGATATAGCAATAGTGTTTCTACTTATACTTATTTTCTTTTCACCATCAAGCGGAGTTATAGTAAGTTTCTTTTCAATCTTTCTATAAGATGACATTTCTTTTTCACAATTAACATCTTTTAAATCACCTAACCATCTATCATACCTATCCCATTTATAATAAAGTTTAAATAGTTCTCTATCAACTAAATCTAATTTATTATCAACTATCCATTTAATCTTTTCAAGTATTTCTAAATCTTCAAAACTAATTTCTGGGTCTATAACTTTATCAGCACAGATTTCATCAATAACTAAAAAATCACTATTCATTTCCTTACGCCATTTTTTATAAAACGGGCTTGTTCCGCTATGATATTGTTTCTTCAATATATTTATACACATATATATTAAATAATTATTGGCCCATGATGTTTTTATTCTTGCTTCTGGCATTTCAGCAAGTATTAAGAATAACTCCGATTTTAAATCTTCTCTTAATAACCTACCATTTGGTGAGTTAGTAATCTTAAATATAATATCATCAAGTAAAGGGTCTTTATATAAGATAGTTAAGATTTCATTTTTGCTGTGAGCCACTAACCTTTTTTATTTTTATATTGAAGGTGTCAAACCAAATATCTCTAAATTTTAATAAGTTAGACGCACATTCATAATCGCTTTTCCTTTCAGCAACTTTTATTAAATCATTAAATAAATTAAGTAGGATTTCATAAACATCTTTTAAAACTCGGCCTTCTTTTGCTAAATCATTTAGCATTATAATATCAGTTCGCATCATTAACCAAATAACATCAAATTCTCTTTGTTTAAAAAACCTACCTCTCTTTAATTTCTTTAATTGGTTAAATATTAAAACTAACTGAGAGTATAAGGCGATTTGTAAGTCACTTAAACTATCTAATTCATCAATAGCATAAACATCAAATGCATACATGTTGATAATGTCATTCCACTCTTTTTCATCACTCATATCTTAAAAGGTAATTTTTTGTCTCCGCCTATAACGAACGGAGTTTTATTCATATTCCTTTTTCCTAATTTCATCATAAACAAATATCTTGTAGCATCTATTGCGTGATTAAAAGCATCTATCGGTTTATTTGTTTTCATACCTGTTGTATCTTTAATCCACTGATAATTCTGTAATTCTTCTACGAGATTTTGACTTCTTCTTGTAACCATAAAAGTATATTCCTGCATTATAGAAATTCCCCATACTATGCTGTCAGGTCCTTTTGTAACTGCGGCTATTCTCCATCCATAATTCTTTAATTCTTTTATTGATTTCTGGTCGGAATTATCAGCCCATATTTCTATTGATTTACTTATATTACATTCCAATAACATACTATTTATAAAACTATTTAACATACCGGTTTGATAAAACAACTCATCTAAATAATAAACACCATCGGCTTTCCATACAGCAATAGCAGCAGTCGGGTCATTCGTAAAACCAAAGTCAAGACCAATTCCTATTAACTCTGCTTCTTCTGGTATATAATCTATTAAGGACCAATTATTAAATATAACTCCTTCTAATGAACCTACCTCACCATCAATATAAACTTTACACCAGTTGGTCCAATATTCACTTGTTAATGATTTCTGTCTGTTGATTTCAAATTGTTCTATTGTTGATTGTGATAAGGCTTCGTTATCTGTGTAACGGAGAATAATCTTTTCGGCATCAGGTTCAAATGCCACTTCGGTAATAGCCCAGAATTGTCTGTCTGGATTATAATCTAAATAAATCTCTTGATGTGTTCTTATACTTAATTGTTGATAAGCTTCATATGAGACATGGTTACACTCATTAATATAAAGTATATCTCTTCTCGCTCCTTTTAGTTTATCAGGAGCATCGGCTGAGAAAAACTCTATATATGAACCATTAGCAAAGTTATATGTTAAACTTGTTTTATTGAAGTGGTCTTCATAATATCTACCTGTTGATTTCATTATGTTAATAAAATCTCTAATAGCTCCTCTACGAAGATGTGGCATACTTTCAGAAACAACCGAAACAGATAGGTTTGGTTCTCTGGCACACTTATCAATAAGTATTGTTAGAATAGCATAAGTCTTGCCTGATGATGACCCACCTTGTATTATCTTTTTTCGTTTTTCTATTCTTCTTATTTTGTCTATCGCAGTGGTGTATATCAAAATTATTCGTCATTTTTTTCATCCTCATCGTTTTTAAGAGGTATAAGTAGTGGTTGTTCTACTTTTACATTAGCATTTATATTTAACTCTTCTGTATATCCTCTCTTTCTGGCTTTATACTTCATATAAAAGAATATACTCTTTTCACTTCCAGCTCTAATGTTTTTAAATAACTGACCTTCAACATAATCTAATGTTACATCATCGATTTCATCTACTCGTTTCTTAAAATCTTCGTCTTCTCTACACCATCTATAAAATGTATCGCGGCTTATACCGGCATCTCTACAAGCCGGTGCTACTATACCTAAATGGTTTTCTAAAGCAATAAGAACTACTTCTTTTAAGTTTTCTTTTAGTGGTGTCATATTAGATATTATATTTTTTATTAACTATCTCTGATGAAATGGCTAATTTGACCTTCTGATAGTCATCTGGTGTAAAGAAATGTAATTCATCACCTAAAACTATTGGCATCGTTCTACCTTCTTCAACTGCTTTATTCCAATTGTCTATTGGCACTATAAATGTATCATCACCAATAGTCACATTAATAACTGCGACTAATTCTTCACCTTCTTTTTCTTTCTTCTTTTTCATATTATTAAATATATATTTTTATCAATTGTCAGTAGTGTCTTTAGGACAACTAATAGTAGTTCATTAAGACAACAATTCATTCAATTTCAATTGTCTATTAAACATCTTAACTTTTTGTGGTATAGTCCATCTTTTAACAATAAATGCCTTTGACCTTGATATAATGTAATCATATTCTGATTTAATGAGGTAGTTTGTTACTTCATCACCCCATGAACTTTCTATATGGTCTATAACAACTATACCTTTTGGCATTTTAT